AGATCACGCGTGCTCAGGACCGTACCGACGGCGTCAACCTGCCGCTGTACCGCGCCACGCTGTGGACGCCCCAGGAAATCAGCTTCGTCACTGTGCCGGCCGACCCGGCCGCGCAGACCCGTGCCGAGCACGGCTCCAGCACCCCGCAGGGTGGTCCGCCGCGGGGCGGCCGGCCCTGCACCTTCGTCCGGGCAGCCGCCCCCCTTCCTCCTCCCACTTCGGAGCACAACATGCCCCAGGAAAACACCCAGCACGGCGGCACGTCCCAGAACGACGCCAGCCGCCAAGACGCCGGCGCGCCGCCGGCCGGTGACGCCGCCCAGCAGGCGGCGGCTGCCGCCGAAGCCGAGCGTCAGCGCTCCGCCGACATCACCGCGCTGTGCCAGCGCCACGGCGTTGCCAATCTCGCTGCCGACTTGATCCGCAGTGGCCAGACCATGGATCAAGCCTGCCGCGCGGTGCTCGACGAGCGCGCGCGTCTGGACGAAGCCGGCGGTGGCCACCGCAACGTGCGCGTCGAGACCATGGGCGACGAGCACAGCACGCGCATGGCCGGCATCGAGGAGGCCATGCTCCACCGCGTCGACTCCCGCACCCAGCTCACCGACAACGGCCGCCAATACCGCAGCCTCACGCTGCTGGAGCTGGGCCGGGAGCTGCTCACCGCGCGCGGCATCAACACCCGCGGCATGAACAAGTTGCAGGTCGCTACCGAGATGCTCTTCGGCCGCAGCGCCGGCATGCAGGGTACCACCGACTTCACCCTCATCACCAGCAACATCGCCAACCGCCGCATGCGCAGCGCGTACGACGAGCTGCCGGGCACCTACCGCACCTGGGCGCGCCAGGCGCCGGATGCGCCCGACTTCAAAAACATGACCGTGGTGCAGATGTCGGCGGCGCCGGAGCTGATGCGCACCAACGAGCACGGCGAGTTCACCTACGGCACCGTCAAGGACGCCGGCGAGACCTACGGCCTGCTCAGCTATGGCCGCCTCATCGGCTTTACGCGGCAGGCCATCATCAACGACGACATGCGGGCTTTCGACCGCATCGTCACCGCCTTCGGGTACTCCGCGCAGCGCCTGGAAAACCGCCTGGTCTACGCCCAGCTCACGGGCACGGCCAACATGGCCGATGGCGCACCGCTTTTCCACGCCGACAAGCACAAGAACCTCGGCACGGGCGCGGCAACCGCGCTGAGCCTGGACGCGCTCTCCAATGGCCGCAAGGCGATGCGTAAGCAAGTGGGGCTCGCCGGCGAAAAGCTCAACCTGGCGCCCTGCTGCCTGATCGTCCCGACGGACCTGGAAACCCTCGCGTTCCAGCTCACCAGTGCCAACTACGTCCCGGCCAAGCACGGCGACATCAACGAGTTCCGCTCCGGCGGCCGCGCGCAACTGGAGCCTGTGTGCGAAGCACTGCTCGACGACCTGAGCGCCACGGCCTGGTTCCTCGTCGCCAGCTCCACCGCGGTCGACACGGTGGAGTACTGCTTCCTCGACGGCGCCACCGGCCCTGTGATCGAGAGCCAGGTCAAGTTCGAGTCCGAAGGCATCGCCATCCGGTGTCGCCACGACTTCGCCGCCAAGGCCATCGATCACCGCGGCTTCTACAAGGCCACGGGCGTCGCCTGATTCCACCCTGACACCGAGAAACGCTCATGAACAACTACATCCAGTCGGGCGCCACCATCCCGGTGACAGCCCCGTACAACGTTGCCGGTGGCGACGGCATGCTGGTCGGTGCCCTGTTCCTCGTGGCTGCCCACGCCGCACTCTCCGGCGAGCAGGTCGAAGGCAAGACCGTCGGCGTCTACAGCCTCAAGGCAAAGGTATCGGACGCCATCGCCCAGGGCGCTGTCGTGTACTGGGACAACGTCGCCCGCGAGATCACCAGCACCGCCGACGGCAACACCAAGGTGGGCTGTGTCTCGGTTGCCAAAGGCGCCGGCGAGGCCGCTTGCAACGTGCGCCTCAACGGCACCGTCTGACGCCATGTCGGCCACCGCCATGGTCGCCCGCCAGTACCGCCTGCTCGGCGCTGCCAGCGCCGCGCACATCGCGGCCGCCGGCGGCACGCGTACCGAGGACGTGCCCGTCCTGTTCGACGCCGGCGGTGGAGCTGCCGGGATCGACGGCCTGCTCTCCGCCGACAGTCCCAGCATCACGCTGCCCACCGCTGCCGTGCCCGACCGTGTCGTTCGCAAGGACGACCGTTTCGAATTCAACAGTCAAGCCTGGCTGGCCCGTGAGGCCGGTCAACCGCTGCGCGACGGAGAAGAGCTGCGCGTGCAGCTGAAGAAGGCATGAGCGCCACCACCGGTTTCGAGCACGTCATGCGGCAAGCGGAGGCCTCGCTTGTTGCGGCCGGCATCCGCGTGTGCCGTAACCAAGCAGGTGACGAAGCGAGCCCGGAAGACTGCCCGCTGGTTGTCCTGCGCCGCCGCGGCAGCCGGCGCGCGCCGGACTCTCCCATCGGCCGGGACTACCACCAGCAAGGCTTCGAACTGCAGTGCTGTGTGGCTGCGGCCGACTGGGAGGCCGCTGCCGACGCCTTGCACGCGCGTGCCCACGCGGCACTCACGGCCAACCCCGATCTCTCCGCCATGGGCCTGCAACTGGAGGCCACGGAGCCTGACGCCAGGTCCGGCGCCGTCACGGTCGGGAAGCTCCAGGCGTTCTACACGCTCACGCCCGTCCTCAGTACCGATCTGCAACTCATCTGACCTCCGAACCATGACCGACCAGCCCAAGTACTGCCTCCCGCCCACCCGCGACACCGACGGCGAGCTGCTGCCCCCGCCCAGCGGCGGCTCGTGGCTGCGCCATGCGGACGGCAGCCTCAGCCCCGCTGATGAATGCACCGCGCGCAATGCCGGCCTGGCCTGGGCTGCCGCCACCAATGCCCCGTTGTCGCCCGCGCCGGCCGGCGACACCGTCCCCCCCGACACCGGCATCGATACCACGGAGTAACACATGCCCAGCCGTCTCGTGCGCAACACCGCGCTGCTGTTCAAGACCGAGTCCACCTACGGCATCGACCCGACACCCACCGGCGCTGCGAACGCGATGCTTGTGGGCAGCATCCGATACAACCCCTTCAACGCCCAGCTCATCGACCGGTCCGTGATCCGGCAGTACATGGGTGCCAACGAAAAGCTCGTGGGCGCCAAATACATCGACTTCGATTTCGACACCGACCTTGCCGGGCCGGACACCACGGGCGGAGCCGTGCCGGCGTGGGCGGCGCCGCTGCTGTGCTGCGGCTGTGCCGGCGTTGCCACGGCGGCCACGCGCTACGACATCACGCCGGTGTCCTCCGGCCATGCCTCCGGTGCCGCCTACTGGTACGACGACGGCATACGGCATAAGGCGTTCGGCATCCGCGGCAACGCCACCATTTCCGCGAAGATCAACGAGAAACCCAAGCTCGGCTTCAAGATGACGGCGCTATATGCCGAAACGCCGGCGCCTGTGGTCATCCCGTCGCAGACGCTCACCGCGTTCAAGCCGCCGCTGGCGGTGGCAATGGCAAACGGCAGCACGTTCGGAGTCGGTGGCACGCTCAACGCCAGTGGTGCGCCGGCGATCACCGCCGCCGCGGGCATTCCAAGCCTCGGCATCGAGCTGGACATCGGCAACCAGGTTGCGTTCGTTCCCATGACCGGCCAGGAGACGGTGGAAATCGGGCAGCGCGACGTGACCGCGAAAGTCACGCTGGACGTGGATCCGTCCATGGAAGCCGCGCTGTACGCACAGGCCGAAGCCGGCATAACCAACTCGACTTCGTTCTCGCACGGCACCACGGCGCAAAAGCGATGGCTGCTCTTCATGGCCCGTTCTCAGATCGTCAACATCGCGAAGGCCGAAGGTCCCAACGGCAAGCGTCTGCTTGATGTCAGCTACTCGTGCCTGCCCACGAACGGCAACGACGAATTCCAGCTCGTCACCAGCTTCTGACCCCCAGCGGCCCGGCGTGCTGCTGGGCCAACAACAGAGACCACCCCTGGAGCACACATGTCCAAGTACCAGCTCGCCATCGGCGACATCGTCGAGTTCGACGTCAAGTTCACCCTGCGCGAGGGCGCGAGCCAGCGCGACTTCGCCGTCACCTTCGAGGCCGAGCGCATCACGGAAGAGCAGTGGCGCGAGGAGTCCCAGCGCCTGCAGGCCGCCGACATCCTCAAGCCGCGCATCCGCACTTGGCGCAACCAGAACCTCGTGACCAACGTCGCCGACGGCTCCGCTGCCGACTACCACCCCGACGCCCTCGCGTTCGCGCTGGCCAGGACCAAGAGCCTCGCGGAAGTCATCGGTGCGGCCTACTTGGCCGCGTGCGGGGCACGGGCAAAAAACTGAGCGAGGCGGCGCGCTTGTGGGCCCTGGGGTACCTGCTGCGTGATGACGACGCACCCAAGAAGTCTGCCGCGGACAGCCAGGCCGAGGCCCTGGCTGCCTTCGGTCTGCGCCTCGAAGGCGCCCCGTCGCCCGACGCCCCGCCGCAACGGTTCTACCTGTGGCCGGAGAACGTCGACGCCTGGTGCGTGTTCCACGCCTGCCGTTCTGACTGGCACGTCGGCGTGGCTGGCCGCACCGGGCTGGACAAGCGCGAGGTGCGCGACGAGATCCGCCGCCGCGGCGTGCGCGGCCAGCGCGCCGACCGGCTGTTCGAGGACGTCCGCACGCTGGAGTGGGCCGCGCTGGACGCGTGGGCCGAGCAGCGCGAAACCGAACACAAGGACTGAGCTGACATGAGCGACACAACCATCGGCTTCCGCCTGGCCGTCTCCGGCGACGCGCAGGTTGTCGCCGCCTTCGGCAAGACCGTGGCGGCGCAGGACGACGTCGCCGCGGCATCTGCCCGCCTCACGGGCCGTGCCGAGACCGCGGCGGAAGCCATGAAGCGCCTGGGCGTTGACACGGCCCAGACGGCCGCCGGCATGTCCACGCAGGCCACCCGCTTCCTCGATGACCTGGAGCGCCAAGCCGCCGCCATCGGCAAGACCCGCACCGAGCTGCTCGGCATGCAGGCAGCCCAGCTCGGCGTCTCCAACCAAGCCGCGCCGTTCCTGCAGCGCCTGCGCGAGGCCGAGGTGGGCCTCGGCAAGGCCGGCTCCACCGCGGTTGCCACCAGCCGCGCGCTGGGCCTGCTCACGCCCCAGCTCGGCGACCTGGTCTCGCAGATTAGCGCCGGCGGCGCGCCCATCACGGCGTTCGTGCAGCAGGGCATGCAGCTGCGCGACGTGTTCGCCAACGACGCGACGGCCCTGCAGGGCCTCAAGCAGCTCATCACGCCCACGGTGGCGGGCGTCGGCCTCCTCGCTGGCGTGGCGCTGGCCACGGCCGTCGCCTACAACCAGGGTGCGGCCGAAGCCGACGGCTACCGCCGCGCCGTCGTCATGAGCGGCAACGCCGCCGGCGTGACCATCGGCCAGCTCAAGGAGCTGGCCAAGGAGCAGGCCGACCAGGTCGGCACCCAACACGCCGCCGCTGAAGCGCTGGCCGCGATCACCACCACCGGCGCCGTCAGCGCGGAGAACCTGGCCACCGTCAGCGTGGCCGCCGCCAAGGCCCAGCGCGAGCTCGGCATCGCCGTCGGCGAGTCCGCCAGGAATTTCACCGAGCTGGGCCGCGACCCGCTGCAGGCCTCGATGCGCCTCAACAGCGCGAACCACTACCTCACCCTCGGCACCTACGAGCAGATCCGCGCCCTCACCGAGCAGGGCCGCCTGGACGAGGCCGCGTCCGTGGCCCAGCAGGCCTATGCCCAGGCACTGATCTCCCGCGCCGACACCATCAAGGGAGGCCTCGGCTACGTCGAACGGGCCGCGCGCGGCGTCGGCGACGCGTTCAAGTGGATGTGGGACCGCGCACTGGACATCGGCCGCGAGACCACGCTGGAAGATAGGCTGGCCAAGGCCCAGGCGCGCCTGGGCCAGATGCGCAGCAACGGCGGCGGC